ATGAATACACAACTGACCGAAATCATGCGCCTTATCACCAATCTGATCCGCACTGGTGTAGTCACCGAAGTGGACCGGGAAAACTGGCTTTGCCGGGTGAAAACGGGCGACCTTGAAACCAACTGGATTAACTGGCTGACGCTGCGTGCCGGGAATGCCCGCACATGGTGGAAACCATCGGAAGGTGAGCAGGTGGTGCTGCTGAGTCTGGGCGGAAATCTTGAAACCGCGTTTGCGCTGCCCGCCATCTATTCGAATCAGTTCGCACCACCGTCGAAGTCGGCGGACGCCTGCGTGACAGAACATCCTGACGGTGGCTGGTTTGAATACGAACCCGCCACCGGGCGCTGGTATGTCAGGGGCATCAAATCCATGGTCATTGAGGCTGTCGACAACATCACCATGAAAACCAGTGAGTTTGTACTGGAGGCTGACCGCACGCGCATTAACAGCGAAGTGGTGATCAATGGTGGCGTTACCCAGGGCGGCGGAGCGATGAGTTCTAACGGGATTGTGGTTGATGCGCATCAGCATACAGGCGTCCTGAAAGGCGGCGACACAACCGGAGGTCCGGTATGACGCTTTATAGCGGGATGAACAATACCAGCGGCAAAGCCATTACTGATATTGACCATCTGCGCCAGTCGGTGCGGGACATTCTGCTGACACCGCAGGGTAGCCGTATTGCCCGTCGTGAATATGGTTCCCTGCTGTCGACACTGATAGACCAGCCACAAAATCCGGCATTACGCCTGCAGGTCATGTCGGCAGTGTATGTGGCGCTGAGTCGCTGGGAGCCACGGCTGACGCTGGATTCCATCACCATCAACAGCAATTTTGACGGTTCAATGGTGGTGGAGCTGACCGGGCGGCGTAATAACGGTGTGCCTGTTTCCCTTTCCGTATCAACAGGAGCAGAGAATGGCAGTGATTGACCTTTCGCAGTTGCCTGCGCCGCAGATTGTGGATGTGCCGGACTTTGAGACGCTGCTTGCCGAACGCAAGGCCGAATTTGTTGCGCTTCATCCGAAAGATGAGCAGGAAGCAGTGATCCGCACGCTGGAACTGGAATCTGAACCCGTCACCAAATTGCTGCAGGAGAACGCTTATCGTGAGTTGCTTCTGCGCCAGCGCATTAACGAAGCCGCGCAGGCGGTGATGGCGGCTTATGCCATAGGGAGTGATCTGGACCAGCTCGCTGCCAATTACAATGTGAAACGCCTGACGGTGACGCCTGCTGATAATGACGCTGTGCCGCCCGTTGCAGCTGTGATGGAAAGCGATGAAGCGTTACGCCTGCGTGTGCCTGCAGCCTTTGAAGGGCTTTCAGTTGCGGGGCCAACTGCAGCTTATGAATTTCATGCCCGAAGCGCCGACGGTCGGGTGGCGGATGCCAGTGCAACCAGTCCGGCACCTGCAGAGGTGGTACTGACTGTCCTGAGCCGTGAAGGCGACGGAACAGCAGAAAAAGACTTGCTGGATGTGGTGGAGAAAGCCCTGAACAGTGAGAACGTCCGCCCGGTGGCTGACCGTCTGACGGTTCGCAGCGCAGAAATCATCCCGTACCGTGTGGAAGCCACCATTTTTCTTTATCCGGGACCGGAAGCAGAGCCGGTAATGGCAGCGGCAAAAGTCAGCCTGCAGAGGTACATCGCCAGTCAGACGCGGCTCGGTCGGGATATTCGCCGTAGTGCTATTTTTGCCGCGCTGCATGTTGAGGGTGTTCAACGTGTGGAACTGGCTTCTCCGCTGGCGGATGTGGTTCTGAACAAAACGCAGGCGGCATCATGTACGCAGTGGAGCGTGACCAACGGAGGAACGGATGAATAGTCTGCTGCCACCGGGTTCAACTTCACTGGAGCGACGACTGGCGCAAACCTGCAGTGGGATTTCTGATCTGCAGGTGCCGCTGCGTGACTTGTGGAATCCGGCAACCTGTCCGGTCAGTTTCCTGCCTTATCTCGCCTGGGCGTTCTCTGTGGATCGCTGGGATGAGGGCTGGACAGAAAGCGTCAAGCGCCAGGTGGTGAAGGATGCTTTTTATATTCATCAGCATAAAGGGACCACCAGTGCCGTGCGGCGGGTGGTGGAGCCGTTCGGCTTTCTGATCCGTATTATTGAGTGGTGGCAGACCGGAGAAACACCAGGCACGTTTCGCCTGGATATCGGCGTGCAGGACCAGGGCATCACTGAAGATACCTATCTGGAACTTGAGCGGCTGATAAGCGATGCCAAACCATGTAGCCGTCACATGATCGGCATGTCCATCAATCTGCAGACCAGCGGTCCGCATTGGGTGGGGGCCGCCAGCTATCTTGGCGAAGAAATCACGATCTATCCGTATATCAACGAAACAATTATTTCTGGCGGCACCGCGCATGAAGGCGGGGCGGTCCATGTTATTGACACAATGAGAGTGAATCCATGAGCACAAAATTTTATACCCTGCTGACGGATATTGGCGCGGCGAAACTTGCCAGCGCCGCCGCGCTCGGTGTGCCGCTAAAAATTACCCATATGGCGGTCGGCGATGGCGGCGGAGTATTGCCAACGCCAGACTCAAAGCAGACTGCACTGGTAAATGAGAAACGCCGGGCTGCGCTGAATATGCTCTATATCGACCCGCAGAACAGCAGTCAGATTATTGCCGAACAGGTGATCCCTGAAAACGAGGGCGGTTGGTGGATACGTGAAGTGGGCTTGTTTGATGAGTCCGGGGCATTGATTGCCGTGGGCAACTGCCCGGAAAGCTATAAGCCGCAACTGGCTGAAGGTAGCGGGCGCACTCAGACCGTGCGCATGGTGCTGATTACCAGCAGCACGGACAATATCACCCTGAAAATCGACCCTGCTGTAGTGCTGGCAACCCGCAAGTATGTGGATGACAAGGCACTTGAGCTGAAGGTATACGCGGATGATCAGATGGCAAAACATCTTGCCGCACCGGACCCGCATTCACAGTATGCACCCAAAGAAAGTCCGACGTTTACCGGGACACCCAAAGCGCCAACGCCAGCAGCAGGGAATAACACCACGCAGATTGCGACCACCGAGTTTGTTCAGGCGGCTCTGACGGCTCTTATTAATGGTGCGCCAGCCACGCTGGACACGCTGAAAGAAATAGCCGCAGCCATTAACAATGATCCGAAATTCAGTACCACCATTAACAATGCGCTGGCACTGAAAGCGCCGCTGTCGAGTCCGACACTCACCGGAACGCCAACCGCACCTACTGCGGCACAGTCGGTCAACAATACACAAATTGCCACAACGGCATTTGTGAAATCGGCGATTGCGGCAATGGTGGGTTCTGCACCTGCGGCACTGGATACACTGAACGAACTGGCGGCGGCGCTGGGGAATGACCCGAACTTTGCCACGACAATGCTTAATGCACTGGCAGGTAAACAACCGCTGGACAATACGCTGACTAATTTGAGTGGAAAGGATGTAACTGGTCTTCTCACATACCTTGGTTTGGGAGATGCGAGCGGATACGTTGGTAGGCTGCTAAAAATACAGGTATTCACTGCCAGCGGGACAGTGACAAAAACGCCAGGCGCAAAAAAATGGCGAATTAAATGTCTCGGGGCGGGGGCCGGTAGTTCAGCTGCACCGGCAACGGGTAGTAACGAGGTTTCCGTGAGTAACGGGGGCGGCGCAGGGGCATATGCTGAGGGCATTTATGACGTATCGTCAATAACAACGGCGTCAGTCGTCATCGGTTCCGGCGGTGCAGGAGGAACGGCGGGTTCAATATACGGCGCTGACGGCGGAGCTAGCTCAGTTGGTTCGTTTATTTCATCGCCCGGCGGGAAAGCTGGATTACCCGCCGGCCCGGCAACCCCACCATTTCAGCCCGTGGCCAATAATAACAGCGATAGCCCGACTGGGTGGAATATTGTCGGCTCATCTGGAGCAGGGGCAGAACCAGCCGTAGCTGTTGCAAATAGCTATGCCGCTGGCTCGCGTGGTTCAAATAGTATATTTGGGGTAGGCGGATCGATTCCTGCAATTAATAGCCCGGCAAATCCCGGTGGGGGCTATGGTTCTGGAGCATCCGGCTGTTCGAATGGCCCATCCCAATCAGCTAAATCAGGCGCAGCGGGACGCCCGGGAATCGTAATCATTGAGGAGCTGGCATAATGAGTAATTATGCGCTAGTTAAAAATGGCGTCGTTGAAAATGTTGTTGTATGGGATGGCACTGGAGGCATTTTCGATGATTATATTACTGTGAATATTGACGGCATATCGGCTGGTATCGACTGGACATATGACGGAGAGGCATTTGCCCCTCCGCCAGAAATTACTCCGCAGGGGGTGTAGGCCACTCAATATCGGGAGCTTTTGATGTATCAATCCGCATCAGCAGCACCCGGTATTTTTTCCATTCAGATAAGGCGGCGGCTTCTTCCGTCGTCGCTATCCCCGCATCAACAGCATCCTGTCTCCACGATATTTCATCATCAGCAGCTGATTTTAAGGTCGATTTCTGGTAATGACTCCAACTTTCTGATAGTGTTTTATGTTCAGATAATGCCCGATGACTTTGTCATGCAGCTCCACCGATTTTGAGAACGACAGTGACTTCCTGCCTCAGATTCAGGTTATGCCGCTCAATGCGCTGCGTATATCGCTTGCTGATAACGTGCAGTTCTCCCTTCAGGCGTGGTTCATAAAGCGGCCAGCCATCCCTCATCCATACCACGACCTCAAAGGCCGACAGCAGGCCCAGATGACGCTCCAGCGTGGCCATCGTGCGTTCACCGAATACGTGCACCACAACTGTCCTCCGTATCCTGTCATACGCGTAAAACAACCAGCGCTGGCGTGATTTAGCGCCGACGTAACCCCACTGTTCGTCCATTTCCGCGCAAACAATGACGTCACTGCCCGGTTGTATGCGTGAGTTTACCGACTGCGGCTTGGAGTTATTTCATCGACAAAACCACCGACAATAGCGAAAACCGCCTGTGGATGATGGGCAACATGGGGAGGGTTCTGAGGAGTTATCTTGCGATGCGCTATAGGTTTGCACCATCCCTCCCAAACCAACGTTTATGAAAATGCAGAGATAATGGCTAACTGGCATCATCCACGGTTTTTATTCAGGGGATTGATCATGCTTATTGGCTATGTACGCGTGTCAACAAATGACCAGAACACCGATTTGCAACGTAATGCACTGAACTGCGCGGGATGTGAGCGGATTTTTGAGGATAAAATCAGTGGCACAAAGTCCGACAGACCGGGGCTTAAAAAACTGCTCAGGACACTATCGGCAGGAGACACTCTGGTTGTCTGGAAGCTGGACAGGTTGGGGCGCAGTATGCGGCATCTTGTTACGCTGATAGAAGAGTTGCGTCAGCGTGGCGTGAATTTCCGAAGCCTGACTGACAGTATTGATACCAGCACCCCAATGGGCCGTTTCTTTTTTCATGTCACGGGGGTCCTGGCTGAAATGGAACGCGAACTGATAGTTGAACGTACCATGGCAGGGCTGGCTGCAGCTCGTGCCAAAGGCAGAGTAGGTGGACGCCGTCCTAAGTTGACCACCGAACAGTGGGCACAGATTGGGCGTTTACTCGAGGCCGGAGAATCAAGACAGCGTATTGCACTGATTTTTGATGTAGGCGTTTCTACCATTTATAGAAAATTTCCGGCAAATAAGAGCAATGAATCCCCCTGAATCAGCATTATTTTGATTATCCCTGCAAGTAGACAAATACCGTCATTTTGTGTGAATAACGACACAACCGCGCTTAGCTGTTTGTCAGGCACAATCACTTCAACATAGGGCGAAGCCTAATCCAATCAGGAGGTTCGCCACTATGGCTCAGGATTACCACCACGGGGTGCGCGTTGTTGAAGTCAACGAAGGCGCCCGATCCATTACCACGGTGAGCACCGCCATCGTGGGCATGGTCTGCACGGGCGATGATGCCGATGCAAAAATGTTTCCCCTTAATAAACCCGTGCTGATCACTGATGTGCTTACCGCCAGTGGTAAAGCGGGTGAGTCCGGCACACTGGCCCGTTCGCTGGATGCCATCGCTGACCAGGCAAAACCCGTGACCATTGTTGTGCGTGTGCCGCAGGGTGAAACGGAAGAAGAAACCACGACCAATATCATCGGCGCAGTGACTGCTGAAGGTAAAAAAACAGGCATGAAAGCCCTGTTATCTGCCCAGTCACAGCTCGGCGTTAAACCGCGCATTCTCGGCGTGCCAGGCCACGACACCAAGGCGGTAGCGACTGAGTTGCTGAGCGTGGCGCAAAGCCTGCGTGGGTTTGCTTACCTGTCAGCGTATGGCTGCAAGACGGTACAGGAGGCGATCACTTACCGTGAAAACTTCAGACAGCGCGAAGGGATGCTGATCTGGCCTGACTTTACTGGCTGGGACACGGTGCTGAATGCCGAAGCAACGGCATATGCCACCGCCCGTGCGCTTGGTCTGCGCGCCAAAATTGACGAGCAGACCGGATGGCACAAAAGCCTGTCCAACGTGGGCGTTAACGGTGTCACCGGAATTTCTGCTGATGTGTTCTGGGATCTGCAGGACCCGGCAACAGATGCGGGACTGCTTAACCAGAACGACGTCACCACGCTTGTGCGCAAGGACGGTTTCCGCTTCTGGGGTTCCCGCTGTCTGAGTGATGATCCGCTCTTTGCCTTCGAAAACTACACCCGCACAGCGCAGGTACTGATGGACACAATGGCAGAAGCGCACATGTGGGCGGTGGACAAACCGCTGAGCCCGTCGCTGGCCCGCGACATTATCGAAGGTATCCGCGCCAAAATGCGCAGCCTGGTCAGTCAGGGCTATCTCATTGGTGGTGATTGCTGGCTGGATGAGTCGGTGAACGACAAAGATACTCTGAAAGCCGGGAAGCTCACCATCGACTACGACTACACGCCAGTGCCGCCACTTGAAAACCTGATGCTGCGTCAGCGCATCACCGATCAGTACCTGGTGAATTTCTCCAGCCAGGTCAGCGCGTAAGGGGATAACATGGCTTTACCACGCAAATTAAAACACCTGAACCTGTTTAACGACGGGAACAACTGGCAGGGGATAGTTGAGTCGCTGACGCTGCCGAAATTCACCCGCAAATATGAGAAGTATCGCGGCGGCGGAATGCCGGGGGCGGTGGATGTGGATCTGGGGCTTGATGACAGTGCTCTGGACACAGAATTTTCCATTGGTGGTACTGAACTGCTGCTGTTTAAGCAGATGGGCAAATCCACGGTGGATGGCATCCAACTGCGCTTTACCGGCTCTATCCAGCGTGACGATACCGGGGAAGTGCAGGCCGTGGAGCTTGTCGTGCGTGGGCGTCACAAAGAAGTGGATTCCGGCGAGTGGAAGACGGGCGAAAGCAACACCACCAAAGTGACCAGTACCAACAGCTACGCGAAGCTGACCATCAATGGTGAGGTGCTCTATGAAGTGGACCTTATCAACATGGTGGAAATTGTGGACGGTGTGGACCTGATGGAAGCGCACCGCAACGCCCTCGGCCTCTGATGTATCTGAACGGCGCGGAATGCCGCGCCAGGACCCAATTTACAGGACAGCAAAATGAGCGATAAGCAGACTGAAAAGACCATTCAACTGGATACCCCCATCAAGCGTGGTAAAACTGAAATCACCGAAATTGTGCTGCGTAAACCGCAGTCCGGTGCGCTGCGCGGTACACGCCTGCAGGCCATTATGGATATGGATGTGAACGCGATGATGACCGTGATCCCCCGCATCTCCAGCCCGGCACTGACCGCACAGGAAATTGCAGAGATGGACCCGGCAGATCTCACTGCCATGTCGGTTGAGGTTGTCACTTTTTTGTTGAAGAAGTCGGTGCTTGCCGGTTTACCGACAGCCTGACGGTTGACGATCTGGTGGCAGATATCGCCACCATTTTTCACTGGCCGCCATCCGTTACTGACGTTATGCCGCTGACAGAAGTGCTGGAATGGCGGTATAAAGCGATTCAGAGAAGCGGGGCCAACGATGAGTGATAATAACCTGCGCCTGCAGGTCATTCTTAATGCGGTTGACAAACTCACCCGCCCATTCCGTGCTGCACAGGCCAGTTCGAAAGAGCTGGCTGGCGCAATCAGAAACTCCCGTGACGCATTAAAGCAACTCAATCAGGCGGGTAACAGCCTGGAAAAATTTCGCAAGCTGCAGGCCGATAACAAAAGGTTAGGCGACAGGCTGAACTATGCCAGACAGAAGGCAAATTTGCTTAGTTCTGAGGTGGAAGCGATGGAACAACCATCACAACGGCACCTTGTGGCTTTAGGTCGGCAAACGCTGGCAGTCCAACGCCTGGAAGAACAACAAAAATATTTGCAGAAGCAAACGGCGCTTGTGCGTGCAGAACTGTATCGGGCGGGAATTTCTGCGAACGATGATGCGGGAGCAACTGCCCGTTTAGCCCGTGAAACATCACGTTATAACCAGGAATTGTCGAAACAGGAGGCGCGGCTGAAGCGACTGGGGGAAGCTCAGCGCAGGATGAATGCGGCGCGTGCCAGTTATGCCCGTTCGCTGGAGGTGCGTGATCGTATTGCAGGAGCCGGAGCCACCACCACGGCTGCAGGGCTGGCAATGGGGACACCAGTGATGGCGGCAGTAAAAAGCTATACCAGCATGGAAGATGCCATGAAAGGTGTGGCAAAGCAGGTCAATGGTCTGCGTGACGATAATGGCAACCGCACTGCACGTTTTTATGAAATGCAGGATGCCATCAAGGCTGCCAGCGAACAGTTGCCGATGGAAAACGGTGCGGTGGACTTCGCTGCACTGGTTGAAGGTGGTGCGCGTATGAACGTCGCAAACCCTGACGACAGCTGGGAAGACCAGAAACGTGACCTGCTGGCCTTCGCCAGTACGGCGGCAAAGGCGGCAACAGCCTTTGAGCTGCCAGCGGATGAACTGTCAGAAAGTCTGGGGAAAATCGCCCAGCTCTACAAAATACCTACCCGCAATATTGAACAGCTCGGCGATGCGCTGAACTATCTGGATGATAACGCCATGTCGAAAGGGGCGGACATCATTGATGTCATGCAACGTCTGGGCGGTGTGGCTGACCGTCTGGATTATCGTAAAGCGGCGGCACTGGGTTCCACCTTTCTGACACTGGGCGCTGCGCCGGAGGTTGCAGCCAGTGCAGCAAACGCGATGGTGCGTGAATTGTCCATTGCCACCATGCAAAGCAAGAGTTTCTTTGAAGGGATGAATCTGCTGAAACTCAATCCTGAAGTGATTGAAAAGCAGATGACGAAGGATGCGATGGGAACTATCCAGCGTGTGCTGGAGAAGGTGAACGCACTGCCGCAGGACAAGCGTCTGTCTGCCATGACCATGTTGTTTGGTAAAGAGTTTGGTGATGACGCGGCGAAACTGGCAAACAACCTGCCGGAACTGCAGCGCCAGCTAAAACTGACAGCGGGCAATGATGCGCTCGGTTCCATGCAGAAAGAATCCGACATCAACAAGGACTCACTTTCTGCTCAGTGGTTGCTGGTTAAAACCGGAGCGCAGAACACCTTCAGCAGCCTGGGCGAAACGCTGCGCCAGCCGCTGATGGATATTCTGTACACGGTGAAAAGCATTACGGGGGCGTTGCGCCGCTGGGTGGAAGCTAACCCGGAACTGACAGGCACACTGATGAAAGTAGCGGCTGTTGTGGCTGCGGTTACCGTAGGCCTCGGCACCTTAGCGGTGGCGCTGGCTGCAGTGCTGGGGCCGCTGGCAGTGATCCGTCTGGGATTCTCTGTGCTGGGTATCAAAACGTTACCTTCCGTTACGGCAGCAGTAACTCGAACCAGCAGCGCGTTGTCTCGGCTGGCTGGCGCTCCACTGGCACTGCTGCGACGCGGGCTTGCTTCATCGGGCAACGCAGCGGGTTTACTTACTGCGCCGTTGTCGTCTTTGCACCGCACGGCATCACTGACGGGAAATGTCCTGAAAACTGTAGCAGGTGCGCCGGTTGCACTGTTGCGGTCTGGATTATCCGGTTTACGTGCGGTTGCTGTGATGTTTATGAATCCACTGGCAGCACTACGCGGCGGGCTGGCTGCCACAGGCACGGTGCTGCGAGTACTGGCATCTGGTCCACTGGCGATGTTGCGCGTTGCCCTGTATGCCGTATCTGGTCTGTTAGGTGCTCTGCTCAGTCCGATAGGTCTTGTGGTTACTGCACTGGCGGGTGTGGCACTGGTTGTCTGGAAATACTGGCAACCCATCACCGCATTTCTCGGTGGCGTGGTGGAAGGATTCAAAGCGGCGGCAGGTCCCATCAGTGCAGCGTTCGAACCGCTTAAGCCTGTGTTCCAGTGGATTGGCGACAAAGTGCAGGCGCTGTGGGGCTGGTTTACTGATCTGCTGACGCCCGTTAAGTCGACCTCTGCCGAACTGCAGAGTGCAGCGGCAATGGGGCGGAGATTCGGGGAGGCACTGGCGGAAGGGCTGAATATGGTCATGCATCCGCTGGACTCCCTGAAATCTGGCGTTTCATGGTTGCTGGAGAAACTCGGCATTGTCAGTAAAGAGGCTGCAAAGGCGAAACTGCCGGAAAGAGTGACGCGTCAGCAACCTGCGACGGTGAATGCAGACGGTAAAGTGATGATGCCATCGGGTGGTTTTCCGTCATGGGGATATGGCTTTGCGGGGATGTATGACAGCGGCGGCTATATCCCGCGCGGGCAGTTTGGCATCGTCGGTGAAAACGGGCCGGAAATTGTTAACGGCCCGGCAAATGTGACCAGCCGGAGAAATACAGCTGCACTGGCTGCCGTTGTTGCCGGAATGATGGGTGTTGCTGCCGCGCCTGCAGAGCTTCCACCGTTGCATCCGTTGGCACTTCCCGCGAAAGGCGGCGAAGCGATGTTGAGTCGTGCAGCCACTGTGCCGCCCGTTCAACGGATTGAGGCACCGACGCAGATCATCATTCAGACGCAGCCAGGACAAAGTGCGCAGGATATTGCGCGGGAGGTGGCCCGCCAGCTTGATGAACGTGAACGCAGGCTGAAGGCAAAAGCCAGGAGTAACTACAGCGATCAGGGGGGATACGACGCATGATGATGGTGCTGGGATTATACGTGTTTATGCTGCGCACCGTGCCGTATCAGGAGCTGCAGTATCAGCGCAGCTGGCGACATGCGGCTAACAGCCGGGTTAACCGACGCCCGTCAACGCAGTTTCTGGGACCGGATAACGACATGCTGACGCTTTCTGGCGTTCTTATGCCGGAAATAACAGGCGGCAGGCTGTCGTTGTTGGCACTGGAGCAGATGGCAGAACAGGGGAAAGCATGGCCCCTGATTGAAGGCAGCGGCACGATTTACGGCATGTATGTGATTGAGGGACTGAATCAGACTAAAACGGAGTTTTTCCGCGACGGTATGCCGCGCAGGATTGAGTTCACCCTGTCGCTAAAACGCGTGGATGAATCCCTGTCCGATATGTTCGGTGATCTCAGTGCGCAACTGAATAATCTGCAGGGAACGGAAACATCTGCCTTAAGCGATATCAGTAAAACGGTGGGAGGGCTGCTGTCGTGAATTTCAGCTTTGAACTGCTTAACAAAGGCAACAAAACTCCGGCATTCAGCATCAGTATTGAAGGCAGGGATATCACCACTGTGCTGGACAACCGCCTGATGGGGCTGACGCTGACGGATAACCGGGGATTTGAAGCGGACCAGCTTGATCTGGAGCTGGACGACGCCGATGGAAAAATCGTGCTGCCGCGCCGTGGTGCGGTCATTACGCTGGCGCTGGGCTGGAAGGGGCAGCCGCTTTTCCCGAAAGGGGCATTCACGGTGGACGAGATTGAACACACTGGCGCACCGGACCGCCTGACTATCCGGGCGCGAAGTGCTGATTTTCGGGAAACCCTGAATACCCGCCGTGAAAAATCGTGGCATAACACCACCATCGGGGAAGTGGTGAAGGAAATAGCCGCGCGGCACAAGCTGAAGATGGCACTGGGTAAAGAGCTGTCGGATAAGCCCGTGGAGCATATAGACCAGACTAATGAGAGTGACGGCAGTTTTCTGATGCGACTGGCGCGACAGTACGGTGCCATCGCGTCGGTGAAAAATGGCAATCTGTTATTCATCCGGCAGGGGCAGGGCAAAAGCGCCACTGGTAAACCACTGCCAGTGATCACTATCACACGCAAGGACGGCGACAGTCATCGCTTTACCTTGGCAGATCGCGGAGCCTACACGGGCGTAATTGCCAGCTGGTTGCATACCCGTGAACCTGCGAAGAAAGAAAGCACCACGGTGAAGCGTAAGCGCAGAACTAAGAAGCAGAAGAAAGAGCCGGAAGCGAAGCAGGGCGATTACCTGGTGGGTACGGATGAAAACGTGCTGGTACTTAATCGCACTTATGCCAACCGGAGCAACGCCGAACGAGCGGCGAAAATGCAGTGGGAACGCCTGCAACGCGGCGTTGCGTCCTTCTCGCTACAACTGGCGGAAGGGCGGGCAGATCTCTACACGGAAATGCCAGTGAAAGTCAGTGGCTTTAAACAGCCGATAGATGATGCGGAATGGACTATTACCACCCTGACGCATACTGTCAGCCCGGATAACGGTTTTACGACCAGTCTGGAGCTTGACGTGAAGATTGATGATTTCGAAATGGAATGATTCTTCGCAATGGAGAACTTTTAAGTTTTCAAAATGGAATAATTCGGTATCATTATTGTGAATTTAGCAAAAATGGGGAGAACTCGAAAAATGATGATTTGCCCACTGTGTGGAAGTGCCGCCCATACTCGCAGCAGTTTTCAGGTATCTTCATTGACCAAAGAGCGTTACAACCAGTGCCAGAACATTAACTGCAGCCATACTTTTGTTACCCATGAAACTTTTGTTCGTTCGATTGCAACACCAAAAGAGTCAAATCCGGTTCAGCCGCATCCTCATAAATTTAAACAGGTGGGTTTGCCGATTTAAATGGCGACATAACTACATGATTTAAAACTATACTTTTCTATAAGTTGAGGTTAAATTAACAATGCCTGACGTTAGCGGGGATTTATCCCCACTCCGTAGATATGTAGTTTGTCGCTTTGCGACTGCGGACCGATTACCTGATTGCCATGTAATCGGACGCCGACTTGTTAAGCTTTCTGGGCTAACTGGTTGTTATTTTTTATTTAGTTAGGGCCATGCGCTTGCGCTAAGAGACGTCAGGTATCTATGGAGGAACAAGTTATGGATACAAACGAACTTGGCTTAGTTAAGGCGCGTGTTGAACTGATCACCGCTATGCTCAAATGCGCAACCGCGTTTGTTGGCTTAGTTGGTGCGGTTTACGCCGTTCTTAACATGGCCTTCAACTACAACAATTTAACTCATGACAATAGAAGTTCAAAGGTGGGAAGATAAATTTGAGATTAAGCCCGGGGTTTGGGTTTATGTCCCAAGCGTTGAGGCACGTAAAGTCGGAGGGAAGATACTTCAGGCTGTCAGAAACAAGTGGATTCCGCCACTCTATTTTTACCATCTAAGAACTGGTGGGCATCTTAAAGCTGCCAGATTACACTTAAAAAGTGATTTTTTTGCCGTTGTTGATATTAAACAATTTTTTCAGTCAACGAGCCGTAGTCGTATCACCCGTGATCTAAAGAGCTACTTCACCTATTCTCAAGCGCGGGAAATCTCAACATTTTCAACTGTAAGAAACTTGTCCCATAGTCCACATAAGCATGTCCTCCCTTTTGGTTTTGTTCAATCTCCAATACTTGCAACCCTCTGCTTAGATAAAAGTTATTTTGGTAGCTTACTACGCCGATTGAACAAACATCATGATCTCAAGCTAAGTGTGTTTATGGATGATGTGATCATCTCGTCAAACGATTTGGCCCAATTACAAGCGGCTTACGACGAAGCACTAGTGGCAATGCGTAAATCTGGTTATCAAGCCAACATGAGTAAAACTCAGGTACCATCGTCAAAGATTAGCGTGTTTAATTTAACTTTGAGTAAGGGAGTTATGAAAGTCACATCTCAGAAAATGAATGACTTCCTGATTGATTTCTATTCAAGCAATTATGAGCCGCACAGAATAGGGGTCAAAAACTACGTCGAAGCTGTTAATCCAGGGCAAGCGAAACTCTTTAAGTTGTAA